AGGACGATGGAATGGGCGACATTCGCTCTGTCCTCAAAGAGGAGATGGGGAAGCACCACGCTGAGATGATTAACAAGATGCTCCTAACGGACGTCGACACCACAGCAGGGAACAACTTTGAGTCTCTAGACAGAGTGACTGCATCCAACGCAGACCTAGCACTGACAGGAGACGCGCACTGCTCCGCAGACGACCTAGACATCTACTCGATTGACAGGAGCGATGCTACCAACAACAGTTGGGCAGACGCAGAGGTTTCTGCTGCCGCTGACGCTAACGCTAGCAACCAGCGAACCATGAGCCTAGACCATCTCGATGAGATGTTCCAGAAACTCTGGATTCGCGGTGGTAACCCGAAGGTCGTCCTGACTGGATACGACACTCTGATGAGACTACAGCAACTGCTACAGTCCCAGCAGAGATTCATGGAAGAGAAGAGAGTCACCCCAACGTACAACGGTGTGAAGGGTGTGCCCGGTATGGAAGCAGGGTTCATCGTCGCAACCTACAACGGCGTGCCAATCATCCCATCCAAGGATGTCACCAAGGGTGGACTGACCAACACGGACGGTCTCTCCAAGATGTACTTCCTTGACACTGACTACCTATACTTCAGCACAGCGATTCCTACTCAGTACTTTGAGTCCGGTATCGAGACTGGTGACCCGTTCGCCATCAACAGGCTGGGCCAAGAGGGACTCTACCGAAGCATGGGCGAGATTTGGACCACTTTCTTCGGAGCACAGGGCAGCGTGAGGGACCTCAAGTGAGGATGGAGATAATAGGAGAATAATAGATAGGTGATAATATGGCAGCAATAACAGGAGCAAGCGGAATAGTATACACAAGCAGTGCAAGTGCAGAATTTCATGAGACGTTCTGCATAGACCTTTACGCCGGTAGCCCAGTAGGGGACACCGAGTGGTTGAAGGGATTCGGAAGCAAATACCCCGGTGGTGGAACTGATGAGTTCGCAGCAAGCAACTCTGATGGCAACGCAACGGCTGGACTGAAACTAGTGATGGGAAGATTTGAAGTGGCACCAGCAGACGACGAGAAACTGGTAGTCGGTGGAATAGCATCAACCATACAGGCTATAGTCATCGGAGGCGTAAGTGTGACAAACGCTGGTGTTGATTTGAAAAATGACATCGGAACTACCACTCTTGCGAACTCTGACGGCAACACGGTCAATGCAGTACAGTTTACTGCAAACGGCACAGTTGGCGACGGCGTAACTGCATTGATGATAGTCGCTTGAGGTGGGCTTAGTGCCTACCTTGACGTACTTGGGACCTTGGGGTCAGACTCCTATCAAGGAGTTGGGTACCCTACATCGCAGCGTACCAGTGGAAGTCTCAACGGACTTCGTAGACAGACTAGGCCCATTCAACCCCAAGCACTTCAGGCTTGAGGGCTACGAGGGCAAGACAGTCGATGCTGGCGGTGACGGTATCCCCGACGAGGGTTGGAGGATAGCGGACATCAAGGCTTGGATGAGGGACAACGACGTAACCATCGGCGCGGGATATAAGACCAAGAGCCGATTACTTGATATGGTAAGAGAATCTCTCAATCCTGTAGAAGAGGTCGTAGAGGTAGAAGAGACGGCCCCCGAAGCAGCAGAAGAGACACTAACGGAGGAATAGAAATATGGCATTAATAGCAAGCACGATAGACGCAAGACCCACGGTCTTTGGTAACAAAGCAGTGATAACTGGAACCTTCACTTCCACTGGAGTGACGTCAGGACACATAGACCTGAGCAGTCATCTTTCAGCAATAGATTCGGTCACTATAGACGGTGTAGGCAGCACAGCACGTGCCGCTTGCAAAACCGGAGTAGATGGGACTCTAATCTACATGGACACGCTGATAAGCGGCGCTGATTACCAGTTTATGGTCATGGGTAACCGCAGTTAAGGCGGTGACCTAGAATGGCAGCAATGAACGTCCTTGGTCCTTACTCCCCTAAAGAGTTCAGTGCCATTGGCACTCTTGGAACTAGGATGACCACTGAGATAGAAGCACTCACTGGTTACAATGGCGCTAAGATAGTATCAGTGGAACCTGTCGTGGTTCTAGGTAACATATACTTGGTTATCTATCAGAAACCATGAGGTCTTTGAATGGGGTTCGACGTAGTATCATTGGATGAGGAAAGCATCTCACGGGCTCAGAAGCAGAACGTGAGAATCGACTCCCATTACAATGACGGTGTGGTTCTGGACAAGGAGCACCCATTGAAGGGTGTCACCAAGAGGCAGAGGACTCGCAACGTCGAGATAGGAGATATACTAGACATAGGCTCCGGCACAAGGTGCGTTCACTGCGGTATGCTCCACTTTCTATGGGTAGAGAACTGCGGCTCATGCCGCAAGCCCATGGAGTACAACATGGGGAAGAGGGAGGACTAGAGCATGGATGCATTCGATGAGGCATGGAGCATACTCAAGGCTAGGCCCTTCCACAGGCAGAGGGTTCTACCTATGGGCTCTGACAAGCATATGAGACTACAGCAGTGGGCTAATAGACATCCAAGCACCAAAGCAATGGAAGGGGCTATGCGAATACCCTTTAGAGACCAGTTAATGAGAAACGCAGTGCAAGACCCAGAGATGTATGGTCTGCAACTCCTCGACAACATCCCCCATCCTGATGACATGATGGAGGAAGCAGAACCGGAACCAACACCACCTGACCCAAGAAGGCGCACGGTGCTACCTCCAGCAGA